GCCGATCCTGGCGCATCCACACTGGGCCGTTGTGCCCGATGTGATCGACGGTACGGTCGACGAGCAGCGCGCCATGGTCAAGACGTGGCCGCACCGACGCGAGTTCGGTATCCCGGTGTGGCACCTGGGCCTGCCGATCGACTACCTGCTGGAACTGTGCGACCAGTGGGGTCGGGTGTGCCTCGGATCGGCAGGAGCCTATTGGGACATCGGCGGGCCGCTGTGGTCCGGCCGCATGGACGAGGCATTCAACGCCATGGCCCGCACCTTTGGCCGGATGCCGTTCACCCACGGACTGCGCATGCTGGGCCAAGCCGGCGGCCCGTGGCCACTGTCGAGCGCTGACAGCACGAACGTCGCTCAGAACTACAAGCGCGACACCGGCTGCGCCTTCTGCAAAGCAAGGCCGATTGACTCAACCAACCCGCCCACCCGATGGGCCGAGCGGGAACTACAAGGGACGCTGCTTTGAACGCCTACACCTTCCGCTTCTACGCGAACTGCCCGAGCAATTCTGTGCGCATCGACTACCAACTGCGCATCGAGACGAAGGAGGTGATCTCCGTCGAGGAGTTGATCACCGCCGCAGAGAACGTCGAGGACGGCTACCACGAGGAACTCGCCGACCAGATGCTTGAGCGATTCGGCGGCGTCCAGACGTTGACAGCCGAACACCACGGCGTGACCATCGAAACCAGGAGGGGCTAACCCGTGGTGATCCTCTCCATCGACATCGGCCTGAGCGGCGCAGCCGCTGCCCTGACCGCCGACGGCCGCGCCCACGTGGCCGACCTGCCCATCGTCGACAGCCCGGCTGGCCGCCGCCTGCACGCCCGCGGCACCCTGGACATCCTGCGCGAGTGGAGCCCGGCCAGCGAGGCGTGCATCCTGGTGGTCGAAGACATTCGCCCCCGGCCGAAGGGCAACAGTGGCGCCGGCAACACCCTTTTCAGCCAGGGGAGCCTGATGCGCGGCCGCGGCGCCGTCGAAGCGCTGGCCGACATCGGCAACATCCCGATCGTGTGGGTCCAGCCGCAGACCTGGAAGCGCGCGTTCGGATTGATCGGCAAGGACAAGGACGAGGGCCGCCAGGTGGCGCTGCGCCTGTTCCCGGGCATGGCCCAGGCGCTGGCGCGGAAGATGGACCACAACCGCGCCGACAGCCTTTTGCTGGCGCACTGGGGCAGGAGCACGCAAGCATGAGCGTAATCGCATGGGACGGAAAGACGTTGGCTGCCGACAAGCGCGCCACCAACGGCACGATGATCCGCACGACGACGAAGATATTTGAGGCCTGCGGCTGCCTGGTTGGCTACTGCGGAGACGCATCATTCGGAGAGCAGGTGCTGGCGTGGTTTCGCGCTGGCGAGGACGCGACGACGTGGCCCGCCAGCCAGCGCGACAAGGACGACTACGCAGTGTTGCTGGTGATCCGCCCGGACGGCAGGGTTCAGACCTACGAGCGCACCCCGTACCCGATCACCTTCAATGACGTCTTGTTCGCCTGCGGCTGCGGCCGAGATTTCGCGCTTGCGGCCATGTACTGCGGGAAAACAGCCGAGGAGGCGGTGGAGTTGACCTGTCTGCTGGACAGCGGTTGCGGCAATGGCATTGACACGCTGACGCTATGACATGCCAACCCTGCCAGATCCGCGCCCAGCACCCCACCACCGGCCACACCAACGCCAACTGCTGGCACTGCAAGGCGAACGAGCTGGCCCGCGGCCCCGAGGCTCACCAGGCGTTCAGCACCGGCAAGGTCGATCGGCTGTGGAAGGCGACGCAGCGCATCTTTCCCTCGCCGCTCTGGGGCTGGGCCAGGGGCGAGGTGCGCAGGTACTGGGGGAAGCGGCCTACGCCGTGACGCCGAGCTTGTCCATGCGGTAGCGCATCTGCCGAAGCGACAAGCCCAAACGCCTTCCGGCCGCCGTCCTGTTGCCGCGATGCTGGCTCAGCGCCTCAATCAGAATGGCCGACTCGACATCCCTCATGTGTTGCGCAAGGTCCAATTGCACGCCGGGAAGCGTGCGGCGCGGCGGTCGCGGCGATGGCGCAGCACGATCGACGGCCTTGCGTTCCGACTTGGGCGGGCGCTCCGGCCTGACCGGCTGCAGCCTCAACCCCCGTTGCCGCGGGACGCTGGCGACGTTGTACAGCGGGCGCTCGCAGGCGATCGCTGCCTTCTCGGCCGCAACAGCGGCTTCGCGCGAGCCGAAGTGCTGCACCTCGAACCGAGCCACGTCCTTGGCCCAACTCTTGTCCTTGAAGTGCTCGTTGGCGCGCCGCAAGGCATCGTAGGAGATGCCGACGTACAGGAGCCTTCCCCGCCAGTCGAAGTGGCGGTAGAGAGTCGTTGCCGCGCCCATCAGCCTGCAGGCCGAGCGCCCTTGGCTCGGCGCTTACTCAGCCTGGCGATCAGCGCCTTGATGGTTGGCACATCGTCTGGGTGCACGTAGAAGTCCGTCCGCACAAGCCCATCCGCCTTGCGCTTGGCGCGCAGTTCGGCAACTCGTGCCGCTGAAGTCTGTTTTTCCATACCGGTAACTTTAGCACACATGAACCGGAAATAAAAGCGGCGCATCGCTTGACTTGAACCGGAAACGAGCCGATAGTAGAGGCACCAACCCACCGGAGCCCAACATGTCCACAACCATCGTCCGCATCCCCGTCCCGCAAGAACTGTGGACCGCAGTGCGCGCCACCGCCTCCACCCACCTGCAGGCCCTGATCGACTACGAGCGCACCTGCACCCTGTACGCCGCCGACCCGAGCAACGACCTGACCACGATGCAGGGCCGGCAGAAGTCGCTGGACTACCACGCCGATGCCGTCGGCCGCACGCGCACCGCCATGCAGGCCGCGATCGCCGCGCTGGCCAAGGCCGAGGTCGAGCACGTGATGGGGCCGAAATCGTGACCCTGCGCCTGATCATCGTCATCGCCCTGCTGGCCTACATCGCCAGCATCCAGCCCGAAGAAGCCGCCGAGTGCTTCACCGACGCCTGCGTTGGGTGCGTGGACGACTGCACTGCCGCAGCGGAGAACCCGCGCGCCATGCCCGCCGAAACGTGAACAACTACCGCGCCACCCCCGAGAGTTAGGGGTTACGCACAACACCATCCCATGCCATTCTGGGCGTAGCTCAGGGAGAGCACGATGAACGCAACGATCGCCGAATCTGCGCTGCGCATCCTACGCAGCATCCGACTGCCCCGCAGGTGCCGCCTGCGGATTGCACTGGCCCAACAACTGCGCGCCGCGCGCAACACCATCAGGAGCACGAAATGTACGACGTGAAGAACCCCACCAACTGGCGCACACACGGCCAGTTGGCCGCCGAGAGCATTGAACGCCAACGCCAAGCCAAGATGCTGCGCGACTGGGTGAACAAGCAGCAGAACCCGCACGTCGGCCTGCGCCGCAAGCAGAGCATCGTCGCGCGCATCTGGGCTGGCTGGGACGTGGACATGCGTGTCGGCATGTTCGGCGTGGCCTGTCTGTTCGCGCTGGGCGTCATCGTCAAGACCTGGGGCTGAACCATGGGCCGCGTCATCCACCTGCGCAACCAGTGCACCGGCGCCTGCGAGCAGGCCATGGGCTGCGACTGCCACCCGACGGCCGGCAACTACGCGCCGCCAGCCGCGCCCGACCAGCCGTTGCAGACCATGCCCGGCGACCTGGGCGAGCACCACGAGCCTCCAGCCACCCGGTGGACCCATCCGGCAACGATGCTGGTGCTGGCGGCCATCGCCCTCGCGCTGATTGCCTCAGTCATCAACGGACTCTACGCGAGCGCACCGTGACCCCAGCCCAATACACCGCAGCCCACGCTGCGATCCAAGACCTTGGCCACGCCCTGGCCGATACCTACCGAAAGGGGGAGATCACATCCCCCGACGCAGACGAGTTCCTGCGCATGCTGAATGCGCTGGCGCTGTTTCTCTCACTCAAACCACAGGGACCACAATGAAGACCTACCTCACCACCCTGGCCGCCATCGTCTCGGCCATCATCATCGCCGACCCGGCGCACGCCACCACGTGCAAGAACGGCGCGACCAACTACCCGACGTGCACGCTCCCGTCGGGCGGCGGCGCGGGCTCCACATCTGGCGCCACATCCGGGGCTTCGGCTGGCGCCGTTGCTGGCGCTGCCGCGGGGGCTGTCGCAGGAGCGGCTGGCGGCGCTGGTGGAGGCGGGGGCGCCGGCGGGTCCGGCGGAGCTGGTGGTATCGGGACAGGGGCGGCGGCGGCCGGTGACAGCGCCGCCACCCTGCAGGACTCCTCGAGCTTCTGGAGCCAGTCGCGCGCCCTGGGCCTGACGTTCGCGCCGGGCGCGTTCACGCCCCCGATGGCCCCGGTGCAGTGTGCCAGCGCCACCATCACCCAGTCCGCTCGAGGCCTGGGCATGGGCATCCTGTCCAAGGCCGACAGCAAGACCGACAGCAGCGACTGCACCCTGATCCAGATGCGCAACGCCGCGGTGGCCGCCTGCAAGTTCGAGACGGCCAAGAAGATCGAGGACGGGCTGGTCAAGAAGCACTTGCCCGACTTCGAGCCGAGCAGCACCACGTACCTGAAGGACAACAACGACCCGGGCTATGTCGACTACAGCCCCACGCAGTGCGCGCTGCTGACCAGCCCGCCGCCCCCGCCCAAGGAGCCGGTGACCCTGAACTGGATCTACGTGCCGCCGCCGGTGGCCAGGACCGAGGACAAGCCCGCCGAGCCGATCGCGCCCGCCGCTGCGCCGCCCAAGCCCCGCAAGCCGGCCGGCCCGGTGAAGAACATCAGCAACAAGCCGCCCAAGCCGGCCGGCCCCGGCACCACGTTGAACTGCGGTGACGACGGCGTGCCGCAGTGCGTGGCCAAGCCCCGCAAGCCGATCGCGCTTGGTGGCGCCCAGGACGCGCGGTCCTGACCGGTGGCATCATGAGCGCATGCCCACCCTGCTGCGCCTACGACGCGGCCACCGGCCCGAGCTGGTGCGCTGGATCGAGGTCTTCGGGGTGCGCATCGAGCGCGCGAAGCCAGCAGACCGATCAACCCTGCGCCAGTGGCGCGACGCGGTAAGGAAGCAGCCGTGCACCAGACCCCAGACCCCCAGGTGAGCGAACCCCGCGGCCCAGCCGAAGAAGCCGCCTTCCTTCGTCACTGGATCGCCGAGTGGAGCAAGCAGCACCCGGGCGAGATGCACCCATTCGACATTGACCCGGCCGAATGGTCGGAAACCCTGCCCGCAGACCTTGAGTAACTCCAGGAGGAACCGCGCCATGTTCGAACGCATGAACCGCAGGCTGGAAGCCCTGCAGAAGCAGATCGACGCCGAGAAGCAGGCCAAGGGCCAGCCCAACAACGGGCTGACCGTTCCCACAGCAGTGGAGAAGCACCACGCCAAGCAACACGAGCGCCGCCCGGCCGACTTCGTGGACACGCAACCAGGTGGCGTGGCGCCCTGCTGACGCCTAGAATCGGCGCACCCCCACCCCAGGAGCGCACCATGGCCAAGTACGACCCCAACGAAGCGATCAACCCCGCCCGAAACCTCAAGCGCCGCGAGGAAGAAGCCGGCGAGAAGCCCAGCCGCATCACCGAGGTCGACGCGGCCACCACCCGCACCACCGGCACCATGAGCCAGGCCGACTTCAGCGGCTACGGCCGCAAGGGCATGGACAAGCCCAAGCGCGCGCCCAGCTCGCCGAAGCGCATCTACAGCGATTGACGCCCGGCGCGGTGGCGCCTAAACTGGTGGTTCTCACACCGGCGTGGCGTTCACGTCGACCACCAACGAAACCACCTCAGGCAACCGAGGAGAAGACCAGCCGGGGTAGTCCGGCCTGGGCCGTGAGAGGTAGCGGTCCACCACATAACACCCCCGCGAGCGAAAGCGTCGCATCCAGGGGTTGTGGCAAAGGCGGGGGCTTCGGCCCTCGCCCCAGCCCTCAACCAGCCTGAGCGACAGCAGCACACCCAGGAACGCCCCTCACGGGGCCCGACGCCACAACCCGGCGCAGTCCTACAACACCCCAGTTGCACCCCCGCAGAGGCGTGGTTACACTCCCGCCCACGTCGACGTCCAAACAGGACCGAAGTGGCAGATGGGCCCGGCCAGGGCGGTAGAGGTGGAGCCACCGCCGACACGAGGGCCCCGAGCGCCGTCCAAGCGCCCGGGGCCTTCCCCTTTGTGGCACACTGATCCCCGCAACGGAGCCCCTGCTGCCGTTGCCTTGCATTGTTTGTCTCCTCGCCGGGACACCGACAACCGGCTTTGCCCCGGCGCCCGCAAGGCCCGGGGCTACTTCCACGGTGTCCGCTTGTCGTACACTGCTCCACCATGGAACACGCCCCCATGGTGACAGCATGACGCCCCAGTACAAGGCGCAGATCCAGCGCCAGCTCGCCGCAGCAGCCGAGCACCGCGCCAAGGAAGCCGCCGCCGCACCGGTGGTGGCTAACAAACCATCCCGCCACGGCAAGCACGCACCAGCCAGCAAGCCGGCCCGCAACGCCTACATGGCCGACCTGATGCGCAAGAAGCGCGCAAAGCCGTGAGCAAGGCCACGCCACCGAAGCGCACGAAGGCGAAGCCAGCGCCGGCCACGCCAAAGCGCAAGATGGGCCGACCGTCGCTGTTTCGCCCCGAGTTCTCAGCGCAAGCCGCAAAGCTCTGCGCGCTAGGCGCGACCAACCCTGACCTGGCAGACTTCTTCGGCGTGGCTGACGCGACGATCGACAAGTGGATTGCCGACATCCCTGAGTTCTCAGGCGCCGTAAAAGGCGCGAAGGAGGCGCTCGATGCCAAAGTGGAGCGCCGCCTGTTCGAGCGCGCCATGGGTTACGAGCATCCCGAGATCGACATCCGCGTTGTTGGCCGAAAGCTCGTGAAGACCCCGATTCGCAAGGTCTACGCCCCGGACACGACCGCCGCGATCTTCTGGCTGAAGAACCGCCAAAGCGCCCACTGGCGCGACATCAAGGCCGTCGAGCTCACTGGCGCCCAGGGCGGTCCGCTTCGGATCACAAGCGTCGAACTGGTCCACGTTGAGCCCGAGCAAAAGGACGAGAAGCCATGCTGATCGGCGGCAAACTCCGCGTCGAGATGCCGCCCGACCTGGCCAAGGGTCTGTTCGCCGCGCGCCGCTACAAGGTGCTGCACGGCGGCCGGGGCAGCGGCAAGAGTTGGGCGGTGGCGCGCGCGCTGCTGGTCCTGGCGTCGACGCGAACGCTCCGTATCCTGTGCGCACGGGAAATCCAGGACTCGATCCGCGACTCTGTGCACCGCCTGCTGTCGGACCAGATCGAGCGGCTTGGCCTGGGCGGGTTGTTCGAGATCACCCGCGACGAGATCCGATGCCCGTCCACGGGCAGCCTGTTCGTGTTCGCCGGCCTGGCGGCGCACACCGTCGAGTCGATCAAGTCGTTCGAGGGCGTCGACATCGTGTGGGTCGAGGAAGCCCAGTCGGTCACCAAGCGCAGCTGGGACGTGCTGCTGCCGACCATCCGCAAGGAGGGCTCCGAAATCTGGATGACCCTGAACCCGCACATGGAGACCGACGAGACCTATCGCCGGTTCGTCGCCAATCCGGCGCCAAATGCGTGGGTCCTGCAGGTAAACTGGCGCCAGAACCCATGGTTCAGCAAGGTGCTCGACGACGAGCGCAAGGAGATGCTGCGCACCGACCCGGATGGCTACGCCAACGTGTGGGATGGCGTGCCGCAGCGCGTGGCCGAGGGCGCGATCTACCGCCACGAGGTGGACAAGCTCTACCTGGACGGCCGCGTGTGCCGGGTGCCGGCTGACCCGTTCCTGCTGGTGCACACCGTGTGGGACCTGGGCTGGGCCGACAGCATGGCCATCAGCCTGGTGCAGCGCACGACGACCGAGGTGCGCATCGTCGACTACATCGAGGACCGAAACCGCACGCTGGACTGGTACGTGGCCGAATTGAACAAGCGCGGGCACCACTACGGCATCGACTTCATCCCGCACGACGGCGCCGCGAAGGACTTCAAGACCGGCAAGAGCACCGAGGAGCACCTGACCAAGCTGCGCCGCAACCCGCGCGTGCTCGGCCGCATGGGCGTGGAGGAGGGCATCAAGGCCGCCCGCCTGCTGTTCCCTCGCGTCTACATCGACGAGACGCGGTGCGCCAGGCTGCTGGAATGCCTGAAGCGCTACAAGCGCGTCATCAACCGCGCCACCGGCGAGCCGGACCTGCCACTGCACGACGAGTTCAGCCACGGAGCCGACGACTTCCGCTACATCGGCCAAGCCGTTGACCAGATGGTCGACAGCCACAGCGACGAAGACTATGCCGCCTTCAGGCGAAAGATGGGATACGCCAAATGAACAACATGCCCGGCATGCTCCCGACCGACGAGCCCAACGGCATGAAGCCGCTCAAGGCGCCGGAGACCCCAGACGAGAACCTGGACCGCGACCACGCCAAGCGGGGCTGGAACATCGTCGCCCTCGAGCGCATGGTCACCGACTGCGAGAACCAGCCGAACTACTGGCGCTACGAGGCCGA